CTTACAACATAAAAAAGACACCATGAATCTAATAAATTCATGGATCGCACCGGCGACCGCCATAGTCGGCGTGGTTGTCCAGGCTGTCACCTGGATTGACTACGGATTGGCGCCCCCCTTGATAAGACTGGTATTCGGGGGAGAACAGCGACCAGCCCATACCTTTGTTATCCAAACTTTGACCACCATGTTCGATAGAGTTTGGTATTGGAGAAACCCCCGCGTCGCATGGAAGACGAGACGTGGTAGGGAGAGACGCATTTTGGGAGCATGGAGAGTGGCAATTAACACCGATGTCACTAACCCTGGAATGCACCATGAGACCGGAGATACGGCCATTGACGAGCCAGATACGCTAGAGCAAGCGCTTAATGCTTTGGCGAGTATTGGCAATCAGGGTCACGTATTCTGCGCGGATGAGGTTGTCAGAGAGGATTTGCTTGACAGCCGACCTACGGCGTTTATGGATCGGACTGGTCACACCGATCTTAGACGGCTCGTAGAGGATCCAAACACCAGAAGGAATGTACTGCCTGGTGTTGTGGAACCAGATGGGGAGCAGGGGCAAATGTATCGGGATTTGCTCCAATGTGCAGCTCACCTATCGACCCAACTGCTGCTGCAAAAAGAATTTGTGGAGAATGGCAAGCGAATGTTTGATGGACAAGTATTCTACTTTCGCGCCAGGTACTACAGGTACACTTGCCCGCAGTTTTATGCCATGCTGTACCTAGGCGTGGTTTGGGTAGGCAGATATTCCGCCGACCGCCCAGCAGTGTGGCTCCAAAGGACCTTCATCGAAAGATTGAGCCGCTACATCACTGGGCCAGATCTGTACGAGCTCAGTAAAGTTGCCGCCCATTGCGCTGTGGCGGTAGCTGGGCCTGCGGATTTTTGAGATGGGAAGCACAGACGGTGCAACGGTTAGGGGCCGTTGCATTCGATGTTGAGAATCGTGAGGACGCGAAAACCGTAGTGTTCTCAGTCTCTGCTTCCCCTTCTCGCCCACCAAGAACTTGTAGAGTACCATTGTTCGCACAGAACTTGATGACCGAACATCGAAATGTGGACAATACAGTGGGCAATTGTTTGAACGCCTTGGCACAACGGGTGTTCATTCGGCGTGGTGAATGGAACCCACCACGGAGTTTCGGTCGCATCGTACGAAGAGTAGCCCTGAGAGTGTCTCACATCACAGCACAGCCTATGCAAAGGCCACAATTTGTTGAGATGTTACGAGCATTCCCACCAAAGAAACAGGAGCTATATTTGGGTGGCTTCGATCAGATCTTTGATCCTGCCATCCATGGGAATGTGAACATGTTTGTGAAGGACGAGTGGACACCGGTGAAAGTTGGCAAGCCCTGGAAGCCAAGGGCTATTCAATTTCGTGATCCGGTATTCACCGCGCACATGTTTGCCTGGTACAAGCCGCTTGAGCATGCTTTGTACACCACAAAGTATTTGTTCAACCCAAGCCAAGAGTACTGCATTGCAAAGGGATTTTCGCC